CCGGGCATGGGTAAGCATGACTGGAACGAGACGCGCATCGCTTTCCTGAAGGAGCCGGACCAGCTTGGCGACCTGGTCGGCGAACTGGCGCGGAATGTGAAGCCGGAGCCGATCGCAAGGTGGCGCGACAAGCGGCTGAAGGTCGTCAAGGCGTCGACCGTCAACCGCGATCTGAATCTGTTGTCGGCGATATTTGAGGCTGCGCACAAGGAGTGGAAGTGGATTCCGTCAAATCCGGTGCATGAGGTCAAGCGGCCGAAGGATCCGCCGCCGCGCCGGCGTCGTGTGCCGGATGCTGACGCCCGGCTAATGACGGAAGCATTAGGGCTAACGGACGATGGCCAGGTCGCGACAGCGCAGCAGTACACAGCCCTCGCCTTCCTGATTGCAGTCGAAACGGCGATGCGCCAAGGCGAGATCATCAGCACGACGCGCGCAAATCTTCACCTGTCGCAGCGCTATGTGCACATCCCGAAATCGAAAAACGGCGATGCGCGCGATGTCCCGCTATCGTCGCGCGCCTTGGCCCTTTTCGGGCGGCTGCCGCAAATCAAGGATGAGCCGCGTTGCTTTCCTGTATCGCAGGCGAGCGTCGATGCGTTGTGGCGGAAGGTCAGGGGAAAGGTGGCGAAGGAAAACCCGCACATCGCGGATCTGAATTTTCACGACTCGCGGCATGAGGCGACGACGCGGCTGGCGAAAAAGCTGCACGTGCTGGCGCTGGCGAAGATGATCGGCCACCGCGATATTCAATCGTTGATGATTTACTACGATGAGACGGCCGCCGAGCTGGCGGCCCGTCTCGACTAGGCTGCTTTGGCGCGTCGCCGGCCGGGCCGCGGCGCCGGCAGCACGCCTTTGTTCATGCGGGCCCACTCGAGCACGTCGCTCGCGAACCAGCGGCGCTGCGCCTGCTTGCTGTCGACCGGACGCAGCGCGCCGGGAAAACCGGGGCGCGTCACGACGCGTAGCTCAACGGTCTGTTGCGACAGGCCTAGCCATTCGCCGATCTGAGCGCTGCTCCACAACGTCTCTTCGAGTTTGCGCGGTTTTTCGAGTGCTGCGACCAGGCGCGTTAGCGCGGGTAGCAGTTCCTGCAATTCGCTCATATCCATCACAAAAGCTCCATCTGTTCGAATGGCATTCCGGGCCAGTAGAACCAGCCTTTAAGCGCGTTTTCGCGCCAGGGGATGACGCGTAGGTTGTGCGGTGCGTGCAAGCCGCAGACGATTTTGCCGTCGAGCGGCACGATGTGATCAACCACATGGAGCACGCCAGTTTCGCGAGTCAAGCGCCTGGCCTTCTGATAAAGCGGCCGGATGTCCGACAGTTTTACCCAGGGCGGCATTGCCCGGCGCTCGCGGCGTCGACGTCGCCTACCGGCGTTCTTGCTCGACGTGATCAGCGGTGCTCTGCGTTTTACTGGAACGAATAACGGGCCCGGGCAGTCGCCGCCGATCAGGTCTAGCGATGTCATTTCAGTTGATCCTCGGGAGCCGCGCCGGCTGTGCCGCGGTCGATTCGCTCAATCTCGGCCAAGAGCAGCGCGCCGGCTTTCACGAGGTCGCGCCGCGGCGTCGATGACTTCCACCACTCGGGCGCCCAAGGCCATTGAACGGGCGCGTGATCCCTGTAGTTGCCGTCACCGTGCGAAAACGGATGCAATGCGTCAGCAGCTGCGAGGCAATACGCGCTAGCGGCCGCCGCCATTTCGCCGGCGTCGTGCTGGTCATCGTGCTCGGCCGTCCAGCCTTCGGCCGTCACCTGGCGCTCGCGCTCGGCCAGCACATCGCGCGCTGCGGTAGTGATCCCCTCTGTCTGAGCTGCTGAAGCGTGGGCGTTAGTGGATGAAGATGCGGCGCGGGCTTCCTCGCGCGCAATTTCATCGGCATCGCCTGCCGCAGCCATCGCACCGTAGTCGGTGTCATCCCATACCGCGCCAATGCCGCCGCACTCCGAGCAGCCCGCGCCAAGGTCACACTTCAAAATCTCGCTGTATGGGTAATCGCCAACAGGGTGGCCGTCGCATGTCTCGTGGCAACCCGAGCAGGTGCGCCAGAACCCATCACCGCTTTCAATGGCTTCAGCCACGCCACTCAGCTCTATCGGAACAGTCGGCGAATCCGCCGCCCGCTCGTGTTGGCTATCTGCTGATGCAACGCGAGCACACCGGCTGGAACCTGTAGACCCGAGCGTCTCTATATCGCATTCGTCGGATGGGCACGAACACACAACCGCCCGAGTGACCCGGCTATCTGCTGCGGGGGATGAAAATCGGAACATATCGCTCAGCACGCGCCAGCGCTTACCCTCAACTCCGGTAATGGGCTTTCCGAGCGCCTCAACGTGCGCGCGCCCTGCCGCCCACTCAATAGCTCCGCGTTGCACCTCCGTGAGCATGTCCGGTGTTTTTGGCGGATCGGAAACGGCAGATTCAAGTTCCGCGCTGACCGCTTTCAGACGTTCGATATTCTTCTCGGTGTACATATGCTCAAGCGCGCGCGCTGCATTCGCATGGCGCTGGACGAGCTCGTGTGCCCAGTCGGGCGATTTCTTCGCATCCATGTTGGTTTAATCCTGGTGTCGGGTGGTCAGAACGGCAGATCCGGGTCAAGCTCACTATCACGCGTTGTCGAGCGCATCGCGAATTGCTTCGCGCGGCGCACGGCCTTGACCTTGATATAGGTCATGGCTTTGCGCTCCATATCGCAGACATCCAGAAGTTCACGGAATGCCTTGTATCGCGCCTTGCTGCGAGTGCTGGCTGTCACGGTGAACCACGCGTCGTACTCCCATTCGTCGCGCCACGGTGCCAGGCACTTCCACTCGCGTAGCGCCGGTGCATCGACGATCTCGCCATACACAACGTCGTCGGTCGGGTGATAGTTGCGCTCGCGTTCGCTTTTATCGCCATCGATCACGACCGTGATGTAGGCGGCATGGGTGCCGACGATGACGCCGCGCTCGCCGTAGCACGTGACTTGTCGGCCGTGCTCCGCGGGGACGCCGTAATACTTCTGGATGTATTCGAAGCTCATTTCGAGTTATCCACAGGCAGGGGGCGCACGTGCCCGGTCTTTAGATTGACGAATGCGCCGCACCAGCTGATGCGGCCGTGTCTGAAAAACTCCCAAAGGATCGCGAGCGCCGGCGTGACGATTGCTTGGTTGATGAACAGTTCCTGCCGCTCGAGCGCTTCGGCCAGGCCGCAGCTCGGCGTATCGTCTTCGGGAATGGTTGTGTCGATCAGCTCGGGCAGCACGTCATAGGGCCAGCGGAGCGCGACGTCGACCGAGGCCGGGGTATTGCTCGCCCCGAAAATCACTTGCCCGTCGCTCTCTCGGTTGCCGAGGTCCATAACGTAGGCTGCGGTGCTCTGTAGCGTTCGAGCCATCTTCGCGCGCGCCGCGGCGCTGTCCACGCACACGATCGCAATGCCCGGCCCGACATGTACAAGCTCGTCGGCGCCGGCGTGCTTCGGACGCGCGTGCCAGTCGAGGCCGAAAAACGCATTGAGACGGTGCACGAGTACGACGCTTTTGAACTGCCCGACGTCGGCGGGACTGAACATCTGTCGACCGATGTTGGCTTCGCTGACGGTGTCGCCATCGAAAGCGGTCACATGCAGGCCGGGGTGGCCCAAGCAAACAAGCGCGTGATTCAGCCGTGCGAGGCCGGTCAGCATCTGTGAGCCGTTGCCGCCGCATCCGATCAACGCGATGTTCACGCGGCGCTCGAGGAAGCGCGCGGGTGTAATGTGCGTCATGCCTTGCTCCACCATAACGGGCCGAAATCCCGGCCGATCAGCGCCGCGCACTCGGCGATCGCGCGCCGCATGGCACGCCGGCGTTCCGCGCAGGAAAGGTCGGGCATTTTCTCGGGCGCGATATCGTCGTGCGTGAAAATGCGGATCGCGCCAACGCCGGCCGTTGCGGCAACGTACGTATCGTGGTGGCTGACGTCGACACGTACGGCGGCTGACAGTTTGCGCGAATCGGAATCGCGCTTAAGCGGATCGAACGGCCGCCAGCGCGCGCCAGAATCGTGGCGAGGTCGCACGCAGATTGCGTCGTGATATCGACGCGTCTCCAGGTTCGCTGCGCGCGCCGCGTAGTAAATGATGTCCAGTTCGTTCATGCCGGCTCCGGGGCCTTGCAAATCACATCGGCCGGAACCTTCAGCGGCACGAACATGCCGAGCACGCACAGGCGGAAAGCAACGCTCGGCGTACCGCCGGCGCCGATGCCCCCGAGCACGCCGGAAATCTTCACTTCGCCGGCGTCGTCTGCGTCGTCCTGCGCGCTGAAGTGGGCTGCGCCGTCGCCGTGACTGTGGACATCGATCGCAAGACTTTCGTGCGGATCAAGCGCTGGCCGCTCGAAAGTGATCGAGCCGGGCGTTGAGCTGGATACATGCAGTGCCTTGTAGGCAAGCTGCTGTTTCTGCTTGTCCCAAATGATCCAGGCTGCATGCTCATTTGGCAAAGCTGCGCGCGCTTCTTCGGCGAATGCCTGCAGGAACGGGACCGCTGCGCCGAGTCGACCGAATGCGAGTTCGATCTTCGGTTCGATTTCGCCGTAGGGCGGCCGCGGGCCCGCGTCGTTGAGTTTCGAGAGTTGCTGGATAACATGCAACCATGGCCGCCGCACTTCGATGAATACGCCGTTGGCGGTCATCAGGAAGCGATGGCCGACATCGGCCAGCGGCTGAAACTTCGCGTGCTTCGGTACGGCGACCGTGGGCGCGCTATCGAACAGAGCAATGTCGAGCGGCAAATGTTCGTCGTTTTCGTTCGCCGCGATCGCGCGGGGTTTCGCGCGTTCGAGCTCAGCGGCGACGCCTTTGGAAAACTGGTCCAGCGCGGCGGCGATATCATGCAGGCCGCTTTGCGTAGCGCTTTGGAATGCGGCGAGAAGTTGGTCCATGGTGTTAGTCCATTAGTTTGAGGTTGTCGATAACGTCGGCGAGCGAGGCGCCGCGCGAGATCAGGCGATTAACGGGAAATTCAGCGCCGTCCAACAGATCGAGCCACAGGCGCTCTGCGCCGCCGCGCCTGTGGATAAGCCGGGTGTTGTTCGGGTGTGTGAAGCGGCTGCGGAAAAATGCGTCTTCGAATGCTTTGATGCTGTCCGGGCTGATGCTGTCGGGCGTCTCGACATTGCCGGCGCATATCTCGCCGTTTTCCCAAACGTTGTAATACGGCGCCGTGTAAACCTTGCTCGTCGGGCCGGGCCGCTCGTTATCGCGCAGCGCGAAAATGAGCCAGTTGGATTTGCTGACGATGAACAGCAGCGGCGGATGATTGACATCGCCGGCTCGCTCGCCGATCGAATCGCTCGTCCTGAACCACGCGCGCCGTTTGCAGGCCGGCACCCACCAGACAAGCACGTTGGGCGCGAGATACACGACGCGATCGTGTACAAACCCCCGGTAGCTGGTCCTTTTCGCTGCAAGGCTCGCGAAGTCCGCAAGGCTTTCGAGCGTGATCGGCGTGCCAGGCAATAGCACCGGGCGCTCGTCGACGACGCGCGCGGAGTGTTGCGTTGCGTAAATATCGCCGGCGGCTGACCGGTAAAACAGAAGCGCGGCGTCGAGTTGGAGTTCGACGTTTTCGCGATGGTGGATAACGACGTCTTTCATGCAAACACTCGCACCAAGGTTCGTTGCGTTTCGAATTCCATTGAGCCGAGCAGATCGAGCACGCGCTCGGCGGCGGCAGCGAGCAGCGCCGTCCCGCGCATCCGCTGCATCCAGTCGGCGATTGACCGGTCGGCCAAGGTCAACCCTGTTACTGACGCTTTCGCGATGTGATCGCCTTCGGCGGAGTAGTGACCGTAATCGTCAAGAATGCGGCCGACCGAGTCATCGTCAGACCATCGAACGATCAAGGTGAAATCCATGCGCTCGGCTTCGGCGTCAGGCGACGATTGATCTGCAAACGGGCCGCAAAACGTCAGGACCGTCCACAATTCGTCCATAGCGTTGATCACGGACTGCGCAAAAGCATCCGGCTTCGCGGCACGGTGCAGCTGGCCGCGTGAGAGGCGGCGCACGGGCTGGCGTGCCCACTTCGGCATGCGACCATAAATCTGCTTTTCCGTAACAAAGTCGCTGACCTCGGCAAGCTCTTCCTTCGTCTTGACGTCGTGGTAGAACAGTGCTTCCTTGAAAGCCTCCTCCTCGCTGCTCCAGCCGTGCCAGTAGATGTATTCGGCAATCCCGATGATGCTGCTGGTAGTGCAGACCAGGGGCAATATGTCGAGTACGTCGTACAGCGCGGCCAGGACCGTCTGCCCGAATCCCTTGCGCAGGCCTTCGAGGTGTTCGATCGCCGGCCCGATGGTGACCTGTCCGCAACTGAACGGACCATGCTGCGTGCCGATGAGGGCCCAAATGATGCTGGGATTGGCGGCACGTGAGGCCGGATAGAAGGCGTCCCACTCGCGGAACTGGTCCTGTTCAATCGTCAGATGCCAGTCGAAGCGTGTCAGCGGCGCGGTGATGTCCCGCCAGTTGCGCGTCAACGCGCGCGCACATAGCGCTATCTCGGACGATGGACGTCGGGCGATGTCAGATTCGCCGATTACGCCGTTATTCAGCAGAGAGAGCGCAAGCGGGCGGGCAAAGGCATCGCAGCTGCCGACTGTAAAGCTCGCGGGAACATCGGCGAGCGATGGCAGGCTTAATGCGGCGAAGCTCATGGCAGCACCGGCATGAATTGGCGCGGCAGCTGCAGGCGCACGCCGGCCTGACGGTTGGTGGCCACCGCATGCAGCGCGCGTTCAAGAGCACCGCCGAGCGCGGTGGACGGCAGGGCCGGCGCTCCGTGTCTACGAAGCGTGCCCTGCTCCAGTTCCGTTCGCAATTGATCGAGCGTCATGGCGTTAGCGCGTGTAGCGGGCGTAAAGCGCGGTCACAAACGCAATTTCCTCGTCCAGCAGCGGGCAAACATGTGCGCTGGCGAAGCGCTCGATTTCGTCGAGGTAGGCGCGGATAGCCGGCGCGATGTTTTTGCCGCAATTCCGAATGGCTTCAATCTTCGACCGCACGTCGAGCTGGTCGGCATGCGCATCCTCGACGCAGCCGATGCCGACGACATAGGTGCGACCAGTGGCAGCATCGAATTTCGTGACCAGCTGCGGGAGTTCCGAACCCTTAGTCCCGACGGCGCGGCGGAATGTGAAAACGTTGCGGTTGCCGGTAACCTCCGGCCCTTCGATCTCGGCGTTGACGATCTCCGGGTACGTGTTCGCATAGAAGTCGCGCACCTGCTGCAGGGTGAAGTTGGGCGCCGGGTCGGTCAGCTTTGCGCCGTTGTAGCGAAACTCGCGTGCGAGTTCTTGGGTTTGCATTTGCCCGCTCCTTAGAAAATATCGAGTGCGCCGTCGTCGGCTGATGCTGCCGAGTCAGGCTCCGCGACTACCGCAGGTTGGTCCGCTTCGGAGGCCTGCGCTTCGCCCGGCGTTTCGTTCTCAATGCCGGGAATGCTTGTCTGTCGCGGGTCGATCGGTGGCGCGGCATTCGGGTTTTCGCCGGCTTCAGATTCAGGCGGTTCGGGTGGCTGCTGGCCCTTCGGCTTGGGGCCGCGCTTGCCCTTGGTTGCGGCCGGCGCCGGAAGTGCGCGTGGCGTGCCACCGCTGCCGTTTGCGTCGCTGGCAGCGCGCGCTTGATCGAGCACGGACAGCACGCTCGGCTCGTAGATCGAAACGGCTTCGGCGAAATCATTGTCGAGTTCGTCCGGCGTCGCGAGAATCGAGAGTGGGTAAAGCGTCTTTTCGCCTTTCCCGTCGTTATTCGCGCGCGGCGTGACATTGATGCGAAGCTGATCGCCTTCGGCTGTTATGAGCAGCATGAGCGTCGTTCTTTGCGCGAGCGGATGCAGCGCAGTGAAAAGAGACATTGTCGATTCTCCGGGTTAATGCGGCGTGCTGCCGCGGGAAGCGTTGCGCGCGTCGTTGAACGGGCGCATTAAAAACTGATGGAAGCGTTGCTGCGCGACGCGATTGGTCGCGAGTTCTTTGCGGCTCTTGATCTGGCAGACCTCGCGAATGAATTGCGCGGCAATTTCGACGGTGACCGTCACACCGATGACGAAGGTTCCGACGAATGCGCGAAATTCCGCGTCGTGGGGCAACATGCCGGCCATTTGAGTGATCGAGAAAGATTTCATGTCAGGCTGCGACCCCGTCATAGTTGCGATCGGCGAAATCGGCATCGCCCGGATACCGGTTGGAGCCATCGGCGCGATGCCAGCAAAACAGAAAGCCGCGCCGGTGCGGAAACCAGTAGCCCGCACAATCGCAGCGCGTATTCGTCGTATCGCGTCGATTCATCCAGCGATCAAGCCGATAGGTGTGTTTGCCGCACACGGTGCAGCGCGGCAAACGCTTGGAGTGATCGGGATGTTTGCGCAGGCAGCGACGAGTCGCGCAATGTCGACACCGGACGTGATATCGCATCATGTTCAATCGTCGTAGTCGCCGCTCGCGCGTCGCTTCACATCACCGCGCTCATGTAGTCGCCGCGCCTCACGCGCTTCGCGAGCGCGTGCAGACGTCTCGAGCGTGCGGCGCACCTCGGGTTTCGTGATTGCCTGCTCGAAGCTGCCCACCATGTGAAGCAACTGCCATTCAACGCGTAGCAGGTGAGATGGAAGCGGGCTCTTTTGCATGCCGCGCCTCAGATACGGTGAGCCGGTACGGGAGCCGTCGACGATTCATCGTCGAGCGCATGGACCGCAGACAGCGCATAGCAGACCAGCGCCGCGATGATCCAGATGGCCCAGATCGGCAGAGTTTTGTGATTTCCGCGAGCCATGGCGTTAGTCCTGAATGCGGACGACTTCAGTCACGGCGGTGCAGCCGGTGACGCGCATGGCTTGTTGAGCGGCGCTGACGGCGTCAGCGGCTTTGATCTGAACGAAGGAAGCGAGCGGGCTCGGCTCTTGTCCCTTCATTAGGTAGTAGCAGCGGTAGCTCTTCATTCCGACAAGTCCTTTGGGTATTGAACTGGATCGGAATGTATAACGAAGGGTATTTGAACGTCAATACCCTTCGTTATTTTTCTGAGAGGAGGGCGGTAGGCGAAAAAAAACCCACGCCGAGGCGTGGGTTGTTGCCCTTAAATGAAGAGGTAGTTTAGACCGCGCCGCTTACGGCGATCACACGCGCGATGATCTGCAGGTTGTGGAGTGCGTCTGGCGCAACCTCCCAGTCGGGATAGCGCGTTTTGTCGGGATTGTCGGAGACAATCCTTACGCCGCCCTCGGGCTTTTTGAACAATCGCTTGACGTAGAACTCGCCGGCAAAGGTGAGTGCGTAAATCTTTCCGCTCGTGATCCACGTCTCCTTGTAGTCGACGACGAGTGAGTCGCCGTCAAGAATTCGTGGTTCCATGCTCATGCCATCGGCCACCATCGTCGCCGCGCTCTCTTCGCGGATCCCTAGTCTCACGGCCCATGCTTTGCGGAAGGCTTGTCGCTGGCCCTTCTCGTCGATTTCGTACACCACTATCCCGTCACCCGCCGAAAGCTTCACACGCAAGCGTGGAAGGAAAATGTATTCGTCGCCGAGCTCGGATTCATTTTCCCATGCGACGATCGGACGCAAACTCAGCGACGACTGGCCGTGTTCGCGCTGCCCGTCGTTTGCTGGCGGCGAGATTACATTATCGGCGGGAATCGCACCTGACTTTAGCCAATCGGGATCTACCTGTAAGGCCTTTGCAATTTCAAGAATCAACGTTGTGTTACCGCCTGCCTCCACTTTCTTAATGCTTGGTTGCGAGCAGCCAGCCGCGGCCGCTAGTTCGGCCTGGCTCATGCCCAGTTCTTTGCGTCGCTGACGGACGCGGTCACCCATAGTTTCCATGGTTGGAAGGGTATAGCCTTGGTTATACTCAGTCAAAGACCCGTTGTTATTGACATCGATAGCCATGGTTATTTATGATCCTCGCCATGGATACGCCTGACACCTATCGCGAAGCGCTTGCTAGAGCCATCAGCATCATTGGCTCGCAAACCGCGCTCGCTCGCGCCGTCGGTAAGAGCCAACCGTACGTCCCCAAATGGCTTAAAAGCCGGAACGGCTTGCCGCCCGAATACTGTCCGGCTGTCGAGAGACGGACGCGTCGACAAGTCCGGTGTGAGGACCTCAGTGGCGTCGTCGACTGGGCCTACGTCCGAAACGGCGCGTTGGTTGATCACTGTGAGGCTATTACCTTGGCGCTCGCTGCCGCAGGGTTCGATGAGACGCGCGTGCGAGCTTGTCTGATTGGGTACGTTAGAGGAGTGGTCGGTGACGACTTCATGCGCTAACTGCTCCATGAATCGACCGAATGCCAGTTCTGATTGTCGTTGTTTGACGCCAAGAGTGATCGCCTTTTTAACGCCGCTGGCGGCCATACGCCGTGCTGCAACAGTCTTAAACATGGTGCGCCTCCGCGCCAAGGGAGCCGATGGTGAGAAAACTGTATGCCCGTCTCGTGTTGAGACTAATTGAGCCTGCATTGCGTGAGCATGCTGCGGCATCGCGCATCGCCGTGAAGTGCGGCATCGGACACACGTGCGATGTCGAACCGCTGCTCGCCGAGCTGCAGCAGGTATCCCGAAATCTGGCTGAGCCGATTCCGCGGTTATTCGCCGGAACCGACGAGCGCGGTAGTTGGTCGCTCGACGCGGCCGGCCGATTTTCGTACAGGGCCGACGCGTCAGTTCCGTCGGAAAGCGGGATCAGTCCCGAACCAATGTCGAGAGATTCGGAGGCAACACTTCCCGAAGCGTCTTTTTGGCGCGGTCCACCATCGGTTTTTGATTGAACGGCACAAGTTGACCGGGATGGGGTAGCGCCGCCGACAGCTGTCGTTCGAGTTCGCTCTTGAAAGTCTCGTTGTCGGCCAGCGTCGCGGCAATGGCGGCGATGACCGTTCGCAGCGCAATGATGTCGCCCGTATGCGAGTCGAGCAACTGCAACGCCTGTGGAAGTTTTTGAAGAGCTTGTTGTTGGGCGGCCGCGACTTGTTGCGGATTTACAAGATAGTTCATGAGTACCCCGTTCGTGTGGTTGGTTGGTGTGGAAGCTCGCCATTCTCGCATGATCGCGGGTGCTCTCTTTTTTGCGCATTTGCTTCACCGTTCGTTGTGGACGCACGCATCTTAAAAATTCGAAGCGCGCGTAAACAGCATGAAAATAAGTTATCCACAAGGGGTTAGCGTGACTTGCCGATACAGCGAAACAAACTGGACCGATGTGCTTTACACGTGCGTGCTCAACACGCCGGGCAAGGTGGAGGACGCCGCGCGTTTTCTGACCGAGCGTCGCGGCATTCGTATTACCGGCGAATCGCTTCGCCTCAAGCTGCGCGAAGTCGAAGGTGCGCGCATTTCCGGTGAGATGTTCGAGTTGCTTGTCGAGTGGATGCTCGAAAAGAATCAGACTCACGCGCTGGACGCCGTGCATGCCTTTAACGCGCGGTTCGGACTTGTCGCGGCGCGCAACGTTGCGCTAGATGCGGAACATGGCGTCACGGCGCTTGTGACGGCCGCGTTGAGTGTCAGCGAAAAGACCGGTCGCCTCTCAGACGAAGTGCGACGCGCCGCTGAAGACGGCGTGATTGAGCCGCGCGAGGTCGATGCGATTGAGCGTATCGGTCGCGAAGGTCAGCGCCAGATCGAGCAGACGATTACGACCGCGCGCGCCGCTTCGCGTCGAGCTGGTTCGCATCCGATGGATCGATAACCCGCCGCGTTTCCGTTCTTCGGGAGAATTCATGGGCGCACACGACCCATTGGAGGCGCGCGACCCTATCGCGTCCATCGAATCAGAGCAGGCCGTTCTTGGCGCGCTTATGCTCGACAACGAGGCGCTGGACCGTATCGGCCATCTCATCAGCGAAAAAGACTTCACGCTGCCCGAAAACCGCTCAATCTTTCGGGCGATATCACGCCTCATCGTCGGCGGCCGGCAAGCCGACGCGGTCACGATCTTCGAATTCCTGTCCGCGGCCGGCTCGCGCATCCAGCAGCCGCTGAGGTATCTCAACGAAATCGTCCAGTCGACGCCGAGCGCTGCGAACGTAGTGCGGTACGCTGAGATTGTGCGGAATCGCTCCATGCTTCGCGGTTGCCTGGCTGCTGCGCGGCAAGTCATCGATCTTTGTCACAACACCGCTGGCCGGGAGGCCGTCGATATCATCGACCAGGCGCAGGCAGCATTCATGCGGCTGTCCGACGTCGATCAGCGATCGGACGGATTTCTGCCAATCGTACCGGCCCTAACGCGCGTCATCGAACGCGTTGACGAACTGTTTCATAAAGGCGCGGCGGCAGGTATCACGGGAACGGCGACGGGGTTTGACGACTTGGACCGTATGCTCGACGGGATGCATGGTGGTGAACTGATCATTGTCGGTGGCCGGCCGTCAATGGGCAAAACGTCGTTTGCGATGAACATCGCCGAGCACGTTGCAATCCAGCTCGGCCTCGCAGTCGCCGTCGCATCGCTGGAGATGCCAACAGAACAGCTCACGCAACGTATGCTTGCCTCGCAGGCGCGCATCAACCAGCACCGTCTGCGCACTGGCAGGCTCGAACAGGACGATTGGCCGCGGCTGACTCACGGGGTTCAGCTGATGGCGGAAGCGCCAATTCACGTGTTCGAAGGCGCAGGCCTCACGCCGTCAAATCTCAAAGGCAAATTGCGCCGCCTAAAGCGCGAGGTAGGAAAGCTTGGCGTGGTCGTTATCGACTATCTGCAGCTGATGAGCGGTGATGGCTCTCACAACGATATGCGGGCATCGGAACTCAGCGAGATATCGCGTGCACTGAAGCAAATCGCCAAGGAACTCGACGTGCCAGTAATTGCGCTCTCACAGTTGAATCGCGGCCTCGAGCAACGCCCGAACAAGCGGCCCATCATGTCCGACCTTCGCGAATCCGGCGCGATCGAACAGGACGCCGACGTCATTCTCTTTATCTACCGCGATGAAGTCTATAACCCCGACAGCGCCGATCGCGGGACTGCTGAAATCATCTGCGCCAAGCAGCGCAACGGGCCGATCGGCGCCGTACGCCTCACCTTCCAAAACACATTGACCCGGTTCGAGAATTTCGCCGCGCCGGATGCAGGGTATTGATCTATGACTAGCGTTTCACCGTTTTTTACCTGGCGTCGCGCAATGACGTGCAGCAAGTTGCCGTCGACGACAAAACTCGTCCTGTTCGTCGTAGCGGAATATGCGAACGCGGCCGACGAGATCGTCTGGCCATCGATCGAGTCGATTGCCGAACGCGCGACGTTATCGGTCCGCGCTGTGGCGAAGCACCTCGCGCTGGCGGAATGCGAGGGTTGGCTTACGCGTTGGAAATCGCGGCGGCCTGACAGAAAGTGGGCGCACTCGCACTATAGATTTTCGATTCCCGCCGCAGTCGCGAAGCAGCAGCGCGTCGCGATCGATCTTGATCTGGCAGCCGGCGATCAGAGTGATGAAATCTTAGGCAATGATGAACCACGTTCCGGCGATGCTCAAAAATTAGGCGAAGTTGCACCACGTGCAGGTAATCCCGCCGAATTGGAAGAACTACGTGCAGGTAAGTCGAATGACGTGGTAGAAAACGGCCGACCGGAGCAAAGTTACCTGCACCACGTGCCTACTAAGTACCCAGTAAACAGAGATTGTATAAAACCCTCTCTCTCTCAACCCACAGTGGTAAACGAAGCCACGGGCATTCAGAGAGAAAAACCCGATGAATCGAGCTTGTCAATCGCGCAGTGGATGTTCGCGCGTCTGCAGGCGGCCGATTCGGGAATTGCAAGACCGGACATGGAGGCATGGGCGCTCGACGTCGACGCCATGGTCGTTGTCGATGGTCGTGCAGCCGCCGACATAGCACGGCTGTTTGGCTACGCGCGCCGCGACAAATTTTGGGCGAAGGTCATCACGTCTCCGGCGCGTCTGCGGAAAAACTGGGATGAGCTTCGCGTTCGTCGAAATGGCGCGATCGCCGCGAAGCAGGCGCAAGCGCCAGCCCAGCAGATGTCGGGTGCTGCAGACGACCGGGTCTGCGCTCACGTTGAAAGCGGCTGCCGCTGCGCGCATGCGGCCAGCACGATCATTGGCGCCGGATCATCGCGGCGCGGCTACTGCCGACAGCACATCGGCCAATACGAAGATTGAACCGGGGGACCTTATGACACTTGATGACCGTTTGAACAATTGGGCTCGCGCACAGCGCGGCGGTAGTGGCCATGGTGATTCGATGGTTGCGACGATCTACTTTCCGACGGTGCCTGGCGCATCGGTCGATGCAACGCTGGACGGCGAGGATGCGCAGAAGGTCGAGTTAGCGTGTCGTCGGTTGATGCCGCTGGATCGCAAGTTGTTGCAGATGCACTTCGTCTGGCGCGCGCCTCCCGCCGTTATATGCAGACGGCTCAGCCTTAAGGTGCGACCGACGTCCATCTTCGATCTCGCGCTTGCGCACGCGAAGCGAGCCATTGAAGAAAAGCTCGTCGCTGTGAAGCCCGAGTACGTATCGATGCAGTCGATCATCGATCGACTCAAAGAGAAACCGCTTGCGGAAACAAAGTAGCTCGCCTACACTCCGATCCACAATCTGATTCCGGTTCCTACCGAGTGACGCGGCCTTTTCCGGGCATGCGTTCGCCTGAAGGAAATCCAAGCCTCGCCGCTCACGCGCCGGGGCTTTTTCGTTTTTGTCTCGCGCCATGCCGAAGAAAGCACCGACACCATGTCGCCACCACGGCTGCGCTCAATTGCTCGAAGTGCCGGGCTACTGCGACGAGCACCAGCGTGAGTCGATCGGCTGGACACCTGACGTGCAGCGCGGCACGCGCCAGCAGCGCGGATACGGTGCGATGTGGCAGAAGTTGCGCAAGCGCATCCTCGCGCGCGACAACGGCATGTGCCAGCCATGCCGCCGAGCTGGTCGTGTGAAAGCGGCGAGTCACGTCGACCACATCGTCAACAAGGCGCGCGGCGGCACGGACGCCGAGTCGAACCTCGAAGCGATCTGCCGCGACTGCCACAAGCTGAAGACCGGACGCGAATCGCACGGTCGCGACGGTGCGCTATGACGCGATGCCCGTCGGTGCATCTCGCGGCGCCAGCGCAGGCCGGCGCGGCGCGCCGCGAGGCGGCTGCACGTCGCAGCGGCGACGTTTGAGGCAGGGGGGATCAAAAGGCTGGCGCGTTTCGGCCGGAACCGCCCGTTCAGGGCCATTTTTTCGGCGAGCATTTTTCAGAGAGGGGGGGGTCTAGATTCCCGCCTTGTAGAGAGCCTGAAAACTAAAAAAAGCGTTTTCAGCTGCCTCAACCAACGGGAGCCGCTTCATGGGGCCGAACGATACGAATACGGCGGGCGAAGGTGGCGCGGGAGCGCGGCCGGCGTCTGACCGCGCTGGAAAGCGGATTGAATCTCCGCCGCCGCCGCCCGGCGTGCACTTCACTTCCCAGCACCGCAAGGTCTGGGACTACCTGTGTCTCATGCTGCGTGAAGAGAACGTGCCGCATAAGGTCGGCGGCGTCGTGCTCGCGATTGCGGCCGTCGATTTCGTGCGCTGGGTCAAGGCCGAGTTGCAGCTTCGCGATTACGAGACGATGAACAACGGCTCCTTCATGGTGACAACGCCGAATGGCCACGTGCAGCCGCACCAGCTGTACTTCGTTGCGAAGGGCCTGAAGGAAGGATTGCTCAAATGTCTGCCGGATGCCTGCCTGACAGTGCCGTCGATGCTGATAGCCAAGTCGAAGATCGAGGAGCCGGACCCGCAGGACGATTTGTTCGATCTGATTCTGGATCACGCTCAGTCACACCCGAGCGCCTTGCCAGCCTGACGCCGCTGAAGCTCGAGCGCTGGGATGAATATGGGCTCGCGGTGCTGCGCGGCGAACTGGTTGTCGGCGAATTCGTGTTCCTCGCGGTGCTGCGGCACTACGAAGACCTGCTCGACGGCGCGCCGCGCGGCATCGTGTTTAGCGCCGCGCATGCCTGGCACTGCATCAACTGGATTGAGCGGGAATTCCTGCACATCAAGGGCAAAGACGCCGGCAAGCCGCTAAATCTCGACCCGTGGCAGACTTTTTTCACCGCTGTCCTGATCGGCTGGCGTCGCGTCGGCACCATGATTCGCCGTTTTCGCACCGGTTACGAAGAGGTGGCGCGCAAAAACGGCAAGTCAACATGGAAAGCGGGCATCGCTGATTACCTGTTTTTGATGGACGGCGAGAAAGGCGCCGAGGTCTACACGATTGCGACGACGCGCGAACAGGCGATGAGCGTGTTCAAGCCCGCGCTGGAAAACTACAAGCGACGTGCCCGACGGTCAAAACGCTTCGGGAAGTCCGTCAAGATTTACGACGGAACCAACCAGGAGCGCATCGTTGGCGGCGGCGGTGTCTTCAAACCGCTGCCGGCGAACGCTGAATCGCTGGACGGGCTGAATCCGTCGGCGATCGTGGTCGACGAGTTGCACGCGCACCGCACTCGCGAGGTGTGGGACGTGATGGAATCGGCGCTTGGTGCTCGGGTGCAGCCGCTGATATCCGCGATCACGACGGCGGGCTACATCCTCGACGGTATCTGCACAGAAATTCGCGGGTATCTAGTTTCGGTTCTGCGTGGCACGAAAGTCGACGACAGTTTCTTCGGCTACATCTTCACGCTCGACGATGGCGACGATCCGTTTGATCCGGCCGCGTGGCCGAAGGCGAATCCTAGTCTCGGTAGCGCGAAAACGCACGACTACATGGTCTCGCAGGCCACAAAAGCTGCGGAATTGCCCAGTTCGAAGGCCAATTTCCTGACCAAAGACCTGAATATCTGGGTCAATGGCGCGCTCAGTTGGTTCGATATTCAGGTCTGGGACGCGGGGAACGCGCCGTTCGATCCGCGGGGGCTCGCTGGCAGACGCTGTTTTGGTGGGCTGGATCTGTCGAGCACGCGCGATCTAACCGCTTTTGTGCTTGTTTTTCCGCCCGATGATGAGGACGGTGACTGGCAAGTGCTGGCGTGGATCTTCTGTCCGCAGTCGAAAGTGGACGAGCAGTCGAAGAGCGATGCAGCGCCGTATGAGAAATGGCAGAAACAGGGCTGGTTGACAGTCACCGACGGCGATGTGCTCGACTACAAGGTCGTGCGCTCGACGGTAATTGCGGCCTGCAATGTGTACGACGTTCAGGAGGTCGCATTCGACGTCTGGAATGCGACGCACCTCGCAAACGAACTGCTCGAGGAGGATGTGCCGATGGTGCAGTTGCCGCAGAACTTCGGCGGCCTGTCACCCGGTTCAAAAATGCTCGAACGCCTCGTGTACAGCAAGCGGTTTCGCCATAACGGGAATCCGGTGCTGCGTTGGTGCGCGAGCAATGTGTCGCTGCTGCTCGACACAAACGAAAACATCCGGCCAAACAAGAAAACATCGGAGGGGCGTATCGACCCGATCGTCGCGACATGCATGTCAATGACTCGCGCGCTGGTGCATCAGCCAGCGCCGACACCGGAAATCATCGTCCTATGAGCACACCCAATAACGCGGGATCGGCGATCCTGAACGAGTGGCGCGCGCGTCGTGAGGCTGAGCGCGCCGTCGCGGCCGAGACGGCGCGCACGATTCCGATCTCGGAAATGAACGCTGGTTCGGAGGGGTATTCCTGGCTGACGGGCTCACTGCCCGGCCGCCGCGCAGTGAGCGAGCGCAACGCGCTGGCGGTTGGCGCCGTGTATGCGTGCGTTTCGCTGATCGGAGGTGCGCTCGGCCAGTTGCTGCTGCAAACGTACGTCGCGAGCGGCGATCAGCAGGTCGCGAAGAAGTCCGACCTCTGGTATTTGCTCAACGAACAGATGCATCCGCGATGGAGCGCTGCGCTGGGCTGGGAGTTTGGTGCGCAATCGTTGCTGCTGCACGGCGACCTGTTCGCGAGAATCCATCGCCCGACACCTTTTTCAGCAAACGTCGAGTCAATTGAGCCCCTGCATCCGCTGCGAGTTTCGCCGCTGCTTTATCAGGACCGGTTGATTTACACCATCGTGAACCTGGATGGGACGGTCGAAACGATCGACCAGGACGATATTTTGCACGTTCCGGGGCCCGGATTCGATGGGTTGCGGGGGTTGTCTCAGATCAGACACGTGCTGCGGCAGCCGATCAGCACCGCGCTGGCGGCGGGAGATGTCGGTGAAAACATGCTGACCGAAGGTCTGCGACCCGACATTGTCTTGTCGACCGATGCGAAGCTCGATAAAGACGGCATCAAGCTGATCCGCGAGCAGTGGGTCGAGCGGTACAGCGGCCTGAAAAATTCGAATGCGCCGGTCGCGCTCGGCGGTGGACTGAAGGTCGAGAAAATCAGCATGACGGCGGCCGATGCCCAGCTCGTCGACCGCGAAAAGCTGACTGTCGAAGATGTTGCGCGGATCTTCGGTGTGCCGCCGTACATGATCGGCCAGTTGGAGAAGCAAACCAGCTTTGGCAGCGGCATCGAGCAGATGGGCATTGGCTTCGTGCGCTATACGCTCGGTCGGCATATGACAAAGATCCAGCAGGAGGCGAGTCGAAAGCTCGCAACGCGCGGAAAAACCAGCATCGCCTACGATGCGTCCGCGCTGCTGCGTGGCGACACGAAATCGCGCTATGACGCATATCGGAGTGCGCTTGGTCGCGCCGGCGAGCCGGGCTGGATCAAGCAGAACGAAGTGCGTGCACTCGAAAACCTGCCGCCGGCTCCCGACGGCGACACACTTTTCAATGGAATAGGCGATGCCCAATCGGATCCTCAAACTGATTAACGACAACCGGCAGTCGCCGCGGCGCTTCGAGGTTCTGGCCGACGCGAGTGGCGATGCGACGGTCTATCTGTACGACGTGATTGTCTCGGACGACTGGTATGGCGGTGTCTCGGCGGCCAGCTTCGTGCAGCAGCTCGCGCAGCTCAACGCACCGAACATCCATTTGCGGATCAATTCGCCGGGTGGGGATGTGTTCGCGGCGCGCGCGATGGAGGCGGCGATTCGCGAGCACCCCTCAAACATCGTGGCGCACGTCGACGGCGTGGCTGCCAGCGCGGCGAGCTTTCTCGCGATCGCCTGCGACCAGGTGGTGATGTCCGACGGCGCTTTCATGATGATCCACCGCGGCTCGTGTATGGCGTGGGGTACAGGGGACGATCTGCGCGCGACGGCGGCGCTGCTCGACAAAGTTGATGCTTCTTTGGTGACTTCCTATGCGAACAAGACCGGGCAGTCTGCGGATGATATTGCTGCATGGATGGCAGCGGAAACGTGGTTTACGGCTGGCGAAGCCGTCGAGCTTGGCTTCGCCGACGAAGTGGCCGCCGGTTCGGCGCCTTCGAATGCCGGAAAGTGGAATCTGTCGGCATATTCCAATACGCCGCCACTGGCGACCGGCCAGCCGTCGGCGTCTGAGCCGCCGGACCCCGTGCCGAAAGTTGTCGAGCCGCCAGCTGTCGAGCCACCGGCAGCGGTGCAACCGGTAGCAGACTTTGCTGCGATGAAGCGCCGTCTGGCATTGACCGCATCTCATTGACGCTTCCCGCGTCGCAACGAAGCCGCCCTTGGGCGGCTTTTTCTTTTCCGTGAAAGGAGCTGTATGGCTATCAACATCAAGGCACTGCGGGAGCGTCGAGACGCGACCGCGAAGAACCTCAACGCGCTGCTCGAAAACAATTCCGGCGACAAGTGGGGCGCAGACCAGCAGCGCGTGTACGACGAAGGCATGGCGGAGATCGAAAACATCACCGCCGAGATCCGTCGTCACGAGCAGCTCATTCAGCAGGTTGCGGCGAACGCGCTGAACGGCGACACGGCGGAATACGCAGGCCAGCATATTCGCAATGGCGGCCTGAGCGAAGAGTCGCGCGCGTTGCGCGCCTACCTCGGCAATGGTCTGTCTGCGCTCGCGCCGGAGGACGTGCAACGCATGCGTGCCCGTGTCACGCCGGACATCGCGAACGCGATGCGCATGGGCCCGCAGAACGCGATGTCGACGACGACGCCGAGCGAAGGCGGCTATACCGTCGCGACCGAGTACTACGACCAGCTCACGCAAGCCATGAAGGCATTCGGCGGCATTCTGAATGTGGCCACGCAGTTTTCGACAGGTACCGGCGCCGACATGAATTTCCCGGCAGCGGACGCAACTGCGGAAATCGGCGAAATCGTCGGCCAAAACGCTGCGGCGAGCGCTGGCGACACGACGTTCCAGAACCTGTCGATGAGCGTGTTCAAGTACTCGTCGAAGAAGATCGCCGTGCCATTCGAACTCCTGCAGGACAGCATGTTCGACATCGAGGGCTACATCAACGGCCTGCTGGCGATGCGCATCGGTCGTATCACCGCGCAGCACTTCACTGTCGGTACCGGTGTGGGTCAGCCTAACGGCATCGTGACTGCGGCGCAGTCCGGCAAGGTCGGTGTTGCTGGCTCGACCGTGACCGTTGCATACGAAGATCTCGTGGACCTGGAGCACAGCGTAGATCCGTTGTACCGAAATGGCGTGAAGGTTGGCTTCATGATGCACGACAGTTCGATCAAGGTAATCCGCAAGATAAAGGACGACCAGGGTCGGCCGATTTTTGTGCCGGGGTATGAGCAAGGCAGTCCGGGCGGCGCACCTGATCGGTTGCTGAACCGCCCGATTTACGTGTCGCAGGAAATGGCGCCCATGGCCGCGAATGCGAAGTCAATCCTGTTTGGCGACCTCGCTCGTTACCTCGTGCGTCGCGTGATGGACCTGACGCTGTTCCGCATGGCCGATTCGGCATTCCTGCTGAACGGCCAGATCGGCTTTGTCGCGTTCAACCGTCAAGGCGGCAACTTGATCGATGTCGGCGGTGCAGTGAAGTATTACCAGAACTCGGCGACCTAAGTCGCGCAGACTCGGGCGAGGCGACATCGTCGCCTTGTCTTCAGCAACCATCTGGAGATCACATGGAACCGAATCAGAGCGGTCAGCAGCAGGACGGCGTGCAGCGGCAGGACGGCGTGCAGCAGCAGGACAGCGCGCAGCAGCAGGACAGCGTGCAGCAGCAGGACAGCGTGCAGCAGCAGGACAGCGTGCAGCAGCAGGATAGCGTGCAGCAGCAGGACAGCGTGCAGCCGCAGGATAGCGATCAGTCGCAGGATAGCGATCAGTCGCAGGTCGGCGGCGATCCAAAAGCGCCGCGGGCGCCGCGTGTGCGCGCACCGATTCAGGTGCGAGTGCTTGTCAAGTGCGAGCACGGTGCGCCGAATGACGTCGCCACGCTGCCGTACGCTGTGGCGCGCAGTGCGTACAGCGCAGGTCAGGTGGATCCGGACGAAGACGCCGTTGCGTATGCGCTCAGCCTGAAAAAGTAACGGGAGACCGAGCATGGCAGTGAAGGTGACGACGCCGCCGGCCGAAGAGGCGATCACGCTAGAACAGGCGCAGGTGCATGTGAAGGCAGATCCGGACGACGATAACGACGGCATCCTCGAGCGCGCGATCGTTGCCGCACGCGAGCGCGCCGAGCACGAGCTCGGGCGCCCGCTGCTGCCGCAGGACGCCGAAGCGCGTTTCGACTGTTTCGAGCGAAAGCTTTATCTGTGGGAGGACGTGTCGCAGGTGAAATCGGTCAGTTATGTCGATGAAACCGGCACGACTGTCGCGCTCGACCAGCTCAGTTTTTATCTCACTGGCGCCCGCACGCTAAACATCGTCGGCGCCTTGCCGACCGCTCGGGAAGTGATTGTCACTTTCTCGTGCGGCGCATTCGATGACCCGGCTTCGGTACCCTACTCGATCGTCGAGTGGATGTTGCTCCAGATTGGCGCCATGCATGAGAACAGATCCAGCGTCGACAGCGCGCAGGCGTATGAACTGCCCGGCCGGTTTGCGGACGGCCTGCTTGATCGGTATCGATTCATTGCGATGTGACCATGAACATCGGAAAACTCAATAGACGTGTTTCGCTGCAAAAGCTCGGGCCCGCGCAGGACTCGGCGGGTCAGCCAACGCAGCAATGGACAGAGTTTGCGAAGCCATGGGCAGACATCCGGTTCGTGAGTGGCAAGGAATTCGCGACGGCCGGCAGTGAGGCGAGCAGCGCGACGGCCAGCATCCGGCTGCGGTACCGCGAAGATGTGACGCCAGCGATGCGCGTGGTCTATCGCTCGTCGATTTTCAACATCGTCGCAATCCTTCCCGACGAGTCGGGCCATGAGTACGTCGACCTTGCATGTACAACGGGGGCAAACAATGGCTGAAGTTATCGCGACACCAACCAGCGGCGCCGGCCAAAGGCTGGTTCAGGTGCTCACGCGCATCTTTCCGCAGATTGCGGGCTGTGAGGCAGTCGAAATTCGCATCGCTGTCGGCGAGCCGATACGCCTGAAGCTTTTGCGTGCCGCGGCCGTCACGGAATCCGTTAGTCCGGATGATCTCGAGGTCGAAGAGCTTGGCAAATCGTTCTACCTGCGCGAGGTGAGCGATGGGTAGTCTCGTATCGGTGAAGCTGGGCGGGTTTGACGAAATCGCCGCAGGCCTGCGAGCGTTCCCCGATGCATTGGGGGAGTCGGCCTTGCGCAAATCGGCTGTCGCCGGCGCCGCGATAATCCGCAATGAAGCTGTGCTGCGCGCTCCAGAGCGAAGCGGCATTCTGAAAAAGAACATCATCCTGCGCCATATCGACGAAGCGTCGGACGGCGCGAACCATCAAACCTACTACGTCACGGTGCGGTCGGGCGGCCGCGGCGCCGACGGCAAGAAAGAGACGTCGCTTGATGCCTTTTATTGGCGGTGGGTCGAATTTGGCACGTCGAAGTCTGCTGCTAACCCGTTCATGCGGCCAGCGTTTGAGAGCCGCGTCGGCGACGCGCTCGCGGCTGCCAAGAATCAGATGGCGATCAGCGTCGCCCAGGTCTTTGCGGAGATGTCGCGATGATTGACGAAATGATATTCGCGGCGCTAAAGGGTCTGGTGCCCAACGACGACGGCGCAACCTTTCGTGTGTTCCCCGATGTCGCTCCGGAGGGGACGGCGCCGCCGTGGATTACCTATCAGTCGGCCGGCGGGCAGGATGCCGTCGATCTGGACGGCCCGGCCGACGAGTTGAATACGCGGATGCAGATTGCGGTGTGGGCATCGAGCAGAACGGAGGCGACGCGCACGATGAATCTCGCGATTGCCGCGATGTGCGCGGCGCCGCTCGACGGTGTTCCGATTGGTGGTGCAGTCAGTGTGTATGAGCAGCCGACCAGGCTTTACGGCAGTCGGCTCGATTTTTCGGTCTGGTATCAGCCGTAACTGGCCGGATGCCGATTTTCACAGCCGCCTGCGGGCGGCATTTTTTTTGGAGGGCATATGGGTAAGGCTATCTCGGCCCAGAAATCGACGCTTCAGGTTGGAGCGGACGCTACGGCGGATCCGATTGTCTATACGAAGATCGGTGGCCTGAAGACCTTCACGGGTATGGATGGTTCGGCGAGCGACATCGATACGACGGACCTCGATTCGGACGCGAAGGAGTCGATGCCGGGTCTTCAGGACTTCGGTTCGTTCAACTTCGACGTGAATGTTAATCGGACGGACGCCGGACAGCTGGCGCTGGAGGCAGCGCGCGCTGCGCAGAAGATCATTCCGTTCAAGCTGACCTTGCCGGACGGCTCCTCGGCGACGTGGGTAGGCTACGTCAAGACGACGCCGCTGCAGGGTGGTGTCGACGCCGTTCTCACCGGCAGCATCACGACGAAGATTTCGGGCGTTGTGACGTGGACGAATCCGGGAGGTGGCGCATGAGTCTGCTGACTGCGGATCAGATTCTCGGCGCAAGCGATCTGGGTGGCGAGGATGTCCCCGTTCCCGAATGGGGTGGCATTGTGCGCATTTCGGTGATGTCCGGCCTTGCGCGCGATTCTTTCGTCGAGGCGACGACGGGCGCCGTGCCCGTTAGCCAGTTCCAGGCGTTGATGCTGGCTGCGACTGTCGTCGGTGACGATGGCCAGCCGACCTTTAGCGCTGAGCAGGTGCAACGCCTGCAAGGCAAGAGCAAGGATGTGCTCGACCGGCTCGTCGCGGTGGCAATGCGCATCAATGGCATCGGCAGGAAGGCGACGGAGGATATTGCAAAAAACTCCGAAGCAGCCCCGAGCGGCGATTCTGGATCCGGCTCTCCCTCGAGTACGGTATCCCCGTAAGGCGGCTGCAGCAAGAAATTAGCTCGCGCGATTTCGCCGAGCTGATGGCGTATGACCTCACGGCGCCAATCGGCGGCCCCGCGCACGACGTGCGCATGGGTATGGTCGCCGCGACGATCGCGAACTGCCATCGAAACCCGGAGAAAGTGCCGGAACCGTTCGTCCCGATGGATTTCATTCCTTGGGCCGCAAACGGGGATCCGGTGGACGATGAGCCGATTGAGCTCGACGATGACGTTGAGCAGTCGAATCTCATTCGAGCCGTGATGTTCGGGAAGTTGGCTGCGTGATCAGGACGGCAATTGGCCGCCCGGCGTAAAAACCGGGCGGCATTTTTTTTGAGGGTGAGATGAGCGATCAGATCGGCCGTGGCGTAGTCAGTTTTGAGGCAGACGCATCCGGTCTCAAAGCGGAAATGAACACGACCGCGGACGCGGTCGAAAACCTGGGCGGCAAGCTGGCCCAAGTTGGCAATGATGGATCAACCGCGCTTGATGCGATCAGCGTGTCGGCGACCGAGATGTCGACGCAGGCGAGCGCCGCCGCAGCCCGGTTTATCGAGAGTCTGAATCGCCAGACCATCGCGATCGAGGGCGGCAAGGTCGCGTTGCTCGAGTATCGCGCGGCGCAGCTGGGTGTGTCGGACGATGCGCAGCAGTATCTTGAACGGATGCGCGCGGTCGAGACGCAGACGCAGGCCGCCGCCGCTGCGCAGCAGCAGATGAATGCTGCGATGACGCAGGCGGCCAGCGATAACGCATTCTTAGATTCACTGAAAACGCAGGCCGACACGTACGGTCTGACTAAAACCCAGATCCTGGAATATCAGGCCGCACAAAAGGGGCTGCAGACCGAGTCGGCATCGTTGATCGCCCGGCTCTCCGCGCAGGAGCAGCAGACAAAGACCGCCGCGGCCGCACAGCAGCAGCTCAACGACACAATGACGCGCGCGGCGGCCGACAATGCGTTTCTGACTGCGCTGAACGCTCGCGCGGGCGCGATTGGCAAGACGACATCACAACTGCTCGCGGAGCAGGCTGCGCAGCGCGGACTCACGAATGAGGCGGCAGCCGCGATCGCAGCGTTGCAGGCGCACGAGGCAGAAACTCATGCGGCTGGTGAGGCGGCCGAGGGGTTTGGCCTCAAGACGGCCGGCGCGCGAAAGGAACTTGCGGTTCTGGTTCACGAGCTGGCGACCGGCAACATCAAGAATTTTGGCGGCTCGCTACTGGTGCTCGGCGAGCGCATGGACATCCTGGGTACGCTCTTTTCGCCGGTTGCGCTAGGCATCGCGGCGGTTGTTGCAGGGTACGGTGCGCTTGTGCTCGCCGAAGTACAAGGCG